CTACAATGACTTTACCATGGTGCTGGATGCCAAGACTATCTTGACCAAGCCCATAGATATAAAATCTCTAGTAGACGAAACTGGTCGATTAAAAGTGGGTCGCAATCCTTTGTATGAAGTGTTTCACGAAAGTCAAGACATTGCTGAAAAACTGTTTGGCATTGAAATGACTGAACAACTGGGACCTGGTGGCGTGCCGTTTTTCTTTCACAACGACACTGTGCGAGCCATGATCACAGACTGTAATCTGCGCACACATCAAAGTTTCCCTCGTTGGTTTCAAAAGCAAGGCAAACTTACAGAATTTATTTTGTACAGTGCTTACTGTCAGTTTAGATATGGCACCTTGGACGCATTGTATTCACGAGAAAATGCAGTGTTGCCAGCCAATCTCTGCCACAGCGAAGTGGCAAGAGCTGACCAAATTTTAAGAGCATTTGCCACTGACAGCACCACCAGTGTGGGCATACATCGTCGAGCCTGGAGTTGGGATCTATGAAAGCCCTGTGTTTGGTTGCACATCCTGACGACTGTGTAATCTTTGCTTACAGTTATATCTACAATCATCCTGAAATGTCATGGACTATTTGTTATCTAACATACTGTGCATGGGAACCCCGTGCTCATGAAATGATTGAGTTTTGGAAAAAACGCAATATAAATTGTGTGTGCCTGGGCTACACAGATGACTATCACGATATTGAAAACAATCAAATCAGTTTTAATACTGAACAAGCCGAACGTGAAATAAAAAGTATTATTGAGCCATATGATCTAGTGCTCACACATGACGAACACGGAGACTATGGGCACTTACACCATGTGTTTGTGCATGCCTGTGCAAAGGATCACCCTGGGTTAGTTACATTTGCCAAACCAGGTCAAGGCACAGAGTACACAGTACCACTCAACGCATACACACTAGATGAATTCCCACAACACCGAGATGTGGTTGCAGGGTTTCATTCTACCGAACACAAGAATAGTTACAAGGAAGCAATATGAAACTAATGGTAGCAGGCTGCTCGTTTTCGGCTGTAAGCAAAACACTGCCGGGCACTGCCTGGAGTGAGCGCTTGGCACAAAAACTAGGTAACTGGGAGTTGACAAACCTAGCACGTCAAGGTTGTTCAAATGGCGGCATACGACTGCAAATTGATGAAATCATTCGTCAACGTCCAGACTTTGCTGTGGTGTCAGCTACGTTTTGGGATAGAATGGAAATACCTGCTAACTCAGCACCCTATGACTGGAGTCAAGCACCCAGCGCAGGAGAAAATCCTCCCTTGGAACGACACTTGCAGAACCGACATCTTGGTGTGGGTTATCGCAGAGAAGATGGCATACGCAACGTAAACTATGGTCGAGAACCATCAAATATGATTTGCGAGACTATCTTTACTCTAGCAGAAAACTTTGATCACCCTTATAGAATGGCTCGGATTACCCGGCAAGCACAGAATGGTGTTCGACACTGGATTGATTCAATTTACGATACCGAGTGGAAAAAGCAGTGCGATGAGTGGATCATGCGTGATGGTGTGATGCAGATGTACTATGCTGGCATAAAGTTTTTGTTTTTGCCAAATCTGCTGTGGCCATTTGATCCATCACGTGCTACTCAGTGGCGTGATCAGTTTCCCGCAGTGTTGCCCAGTGCATACTTGCTGACTGATTCTGCACAAAACCCACAGGCCATTTGTGGTAACAATCCATTCACAGGTGACGATCCTGGTTATCACAGTTCGCCGCAGGGCCAGGAACTCATTGCCGAGCAATGGTATCAACGCATCAAACAAGACTTTGGGCTATGACTGCTAGTCGTTGACTGGTACAAGCTTGCATTTCTTTTTCTAGTTGTATCAGTCGTTGATGATTGTGGGTTACTATAGGCTGGGCTAGCTCACGCACACGTACTGGATCTAGATCAGCCAATTGTTGTGCTGACTGCCAGGCCGCTTGCCATCGCTGTCCAGGATCAGCAATGCTGTCATATGTTTCATCAACGATGCAATCAAACGTTTGGAATCCTAGTTGTTTGAGATTGCGTAAAAAATATTGCACACCAAACATCACAAAAACTCTTTGAGCCCATAACACTTTCATGGTTTTTTCAGTTAGAAAAAACCCACTGCCATCAGACAAACTTTCACACACAATGCTGTATCGAGTGCGATGGTAAATTTGCCAAGGTGTTTCAAAGCTGATAAGATTATTGATCTTGGGGGCAACCTCCCAGTTAGGATCAAGATTGGGACTGACATAGGGCCATGTAAAGTTGATGTCAGCAGTGTTGTCTCCACCTGGAAAACAATCAAGATAAGTTACTATGCTGTGATCCAACAACTTTGACTGTTGTAAATGTTGCATGACAAAATCACGATGCAAGCGTCTTGCACCCAACAATGCGTCAAACACAAATGGCGGGTCAATAGTGCTGATTTCTAATTGATGGTTACGTGCAAAAAAATGCGGCAACCAATAAGGGCGGTAGAAGCAATGTTCAGTGTCTTGCCAACCTTGTGTGGGGCGAGCGCCCAATGCTATTGAATAGTTTTGAAAATTCTGTTGACTGGCCCAGTCTTCAATATCAGTTATTGAATAATTTTCGGCCGCAGTTAACAGCACATGCTGATAGTCAGACACATTGAGTTGGTAAACTTGTGGACACTCACGTTGAAATTGAATACCGGGCCAGCGTGTGGGATGATTATACAACACATGCATGGCCACCACTGGTGCAGAAGCACTGGGGCATCCAGTGATGCCCCAACTTTGCAAAGCGTTTATCACGGTGTTACCAGGATTGTAAACTTGTAAGTTCATCAATTCTTGCCAGCACCCGTGATTGATATTGATCAAATCCTGGTATCTCCAAAGTATCCCAATTCATCTGCATACTCCATTGTAAATCAGGCACAGCATCACAAATGGCATTGTGTTGACTGTTGAATTGATCAATCTTTTCCAAACTATTATACTCAAATCGACGTTGTTCTTGGTACACAACATTGCCACAATGCACAGCCCAGTTGCCCAAGAATTCATATTCTGAGAACCATTTGATAATGTTTCCGGTACCCCAGGGTGGCACAGTGGGCATGCCAGGCACAGCATCAATTATGGCATCTAACCAATGTTTTGTAGGCCAACGATTTGCTAGATGTTTTTGTAGTGCAACAAAATCACTTTTACGGACTGGTACCAACTCAGTAACAAAGCAGTTTGGAGTTGTTCGTTCAATGCCCATTATGCTTTGAAACACGCCTTCGTAACTGCCCTGTGTGGTGTTCAACAGTGTCATCATGTTGAGTTGGTTGGTATCAGTATCATAGCAACGATAAGGTTCAATCATGAAAGTGTCAGGATCATGCATGAGCATGACATCTACATCCAGCATCTCAAGGTAGCTGAGTTTTATAGCCTGTTGCCGCAACCACCATCCACGATAGTCATCTTCAAACACCCAATTATTGACCTGTGGATAACGTTGATATATATCAGCGTCGTTGACATATTGAAACCCACTGCTGTCAATACCATAACGTTCCCAAACTGGTTCTAGTTCATCGCGAGTCATGGGAGTGGCAACAATGGTATGATCTATGCCTTGCAACATATGATCCCATTGCAACGCAAAACAAGCATGTGGCACACGATACTGAGCCAAAAACAAAACTCTTGCAGTGGTCATGCAATGTCATCCCTGTGCCACAAGGCCAAGCAACGACCAATAGCTTTGCCTGGTATTGTGTCAACAACTTCTTGAATGATTTCACGTGGTTTGGGCCAAGACCAAGGCGGTAGTTGCCAATTGATTTGAGATTCGCCTAGACGGTCTTCAGCATACTCAAAGTCTTGATTTTTAATTACTTCTCGTTGTTGCGTTACCAGCAACCATGGTACTCTGCTAGACAACCAGTTGTTGATAAAACGCTGCTGATCTGCTTGATTCAAATGTATCACAACGTCACGACTGAGAATACAGTCTACTGACGGGAACGGATCTGTGGTACAATCGTGTATGGAGATGTCAAGGTCCGGGCGCCAATTCCATGCTTCAGCTACCGGCCCCGGTGATATATCGCCACCACTGTATTTGATATAGGTGTTGAGTTCTCTGGCCCAGGCAGTGTCGTTGCAGCCTGCATCAAACACAGATTTGATATTGTACTGCTCAAACAAGGCCACTATGTCATCACGCAATTGGCTAGTTTCTTTACGACTGCTGGCACAACGGTCAGGATCAAAGTGCTGTACAGTGATTCTGTACCACCGACTCATGAGTTTTTGCAAGGTGTGATTCATATTTTTCCGCAGTGTTTGACACACTGATATAGTCGACCTGTGGCAATGCTGGTGGCCTGCCATGTTTGTTCCACAGACTCAAACCAAGACAGACAATGTGCTAAATCATATTCCAGCGCATTGTTTTCTTGAACTAACAGAGCCAGTTCGTCATTGCCTGGATGATGCATCTGTCCTGGATAAAATCCCAGATAACAGCACGGATAGACTGAGCCATCTGCAGCCACATAAATTTCTCTATTGCGTTGATGCAAACACTGTATGTTCATGCCAGCACGATCTTGATCTAGATTTACACGTTTTGAATCATACCAGGTAATGTGGTTTTCCAGCATGGGTTGAACATTGGGAACTATGTGCTGTGGTCTAGGATCATGCCCAATTTGATGGCTGTATTCACCTTGTCGCGTAAACACCGGCGTGTTGTCTCGCCCGTCATAGATGTTGACAAAATCTTTAAACCCCATGTCGTGTGCCATGCGACGGCATTCTTGTTCTTGGTGTCGATTATGTTCAAATGGCACAAAACGCCACAATGCATGCCCGCCGGCTGCAATAAAACTTTGAGCATTTTTGATAATTCGGTGCCAGTCTGTGTCTTGACGATACAAATGATGTGTGTCTGCCAGGCCATCAATGGCAAACCCCACTGTGACGTTGGCGTGCGCTAGTCTAGCCCACCACTCAGGTGACCGCAAACTGCCATTAGTGTTGACCACAACTGGAATATTGTGTTCAGCAAGATATTCCACAATTTCCGCACCGTCGGATGCATTGCCAAAGTCGCCTAGATTGCCGTTGAATGTGATGCCTCTAAAACCAAACCACTGTGGCACACGACCATTTTCAGGTGGGTCATCACTCATTAATCCTGCCAATACTGTGGGTGAAAATATGTGTTGGAATTGAGACAGGTTGAGTTCACAAATAGGATAACCTGAATTGTAGTCATAGCCTCGATAGTTGCGCATGCACATGGGGCATCTGGCATTGCATCTTGTGGTGATTTCAACATGTACTTGGCGAATTTGCTTGAGAGTCAGCATGGTGATATTTATACCCTAGTATTATGGCTAAATAACTCTATGCAAAATCAATTTGTCAAAGTAGTGGTTGATGTCTATTGCAAATGGAGCAATCGACAGCCACGTTACCGCGCCTATGTAAACAATGAATTGTTTTGTGAACGCACATGGATCTGGGATCATGTGTACTTAGAAGAAGAATTTCAAATTCAAGCACCACCGGGAAAATACACCATACGTTATGAATTACTAGATCCCGAAGGTGCAGGCCTTAAAACTCGTAACATGCGAGTACAACACGGCCCTGCAAGCATTATCAATGGTGAAGTGCACATACACCATGCGTCTTAAAGAATTTTTACCTGAATCGGGCACTGTGGCCGGTGCAATAGCGCCTGTAGCCATGCCCCTGGGCATGCAATCAAGATCTGGCGGAAGCCTATTAACTGGTAAATACATCACTGGGTCAGATCCAACACCGAACACGCCCAAGGAATATAAAAGGAACAAGAATGCTCGCGGACGCTTTAAAAACTCTCCTGGCAACTGAATACGCATTTGTAATCAAGGCCCAGCTATTTCACTGGAACGTGGAGGGTCCTGATTTTGCCCAACTGCACGAATTCTTTGGCAACATCTACGAAGAAGTCTACAATAACTCTATTGATCGCACTGCCGAATACATTCGTGTGCTAGACGACTACACTCCTGGCAGTTTTGAACGCTTTGCTGAACTAAGCGAAATATCCGGGCAAACCAAGATTCCACGTGCCCGACTCATGATTGAAGAACTATTGGCCAACAACGGTCAACTGATAGAACTACTAAACCAAACTTTTCAAATTGCCGAACAAGAAAATCAACAAGGCATCATGGATTTTCTAGCCGAGCGCATTGATGCTCATGGCAAGCACGGCTGGATGTTGAAGAGTTTCTTGAAAGACCAACGAGCATGAGTTCAGACATTAGATCTATTTTGCAACGATTACGTGACTTAGAAGAATCACAGCTTACTCCTGTGAACGTCAAGCACGGACTCAATCAACAACAAAAAGGCGTTCCACAACTGCCTGCATTGTTCAAGCCCAAACACATTCGAGCTCTAGGTGCCAAAACTGATCCTGAGCATCCCATGAAGGGCATGGCTGTGGGTGCTAACGAAAGCAGACTAGCCGAAGTCATGGGCGAGATTGAAGAAGACATGCTGAGCAAAGTCAAAAAAGATCTCACACACTATCTTGACAAACTGGAAAAGAAAGTTGCTGTCAGTCGTGACCTAAAAGACAAAGCTCTTGATGCTGTGCACCAACGCCGAGCCGAAGAAGATCAAGTGGAAGAAGATCCCACCACACAAGACCCTGTTGAGGTTCCACCGCAGGCTCCTGAACAAGACCCAGTGTTGCCTGAATCTGCACCAGTTAGTGTGTATGAAATGGACGACGGCACTGTGTTAGAGTGCTGGGGAGATGATGATACTGGTTATGAAATTCGCCGTGATGGACAATCGTTGCCCAGTAAATTCCGCAGTCGCGACCATGCCAACATGGCAGTGGAACTGTTCAAACGCCGTCGTAAACAACAAATGGCCAACAGTGATCAAGATTACATAGAAGAACGTTGATATGATACTAGACCAATTATACCCAAGAAAAGTAAACGAAAGTCTAGCTGACGAGTTTATGGCCATAGCCCGCGCCAAGGGCATGAATCCAAGACTGCGTGGCACACCCGACGAAGAACGTGCTAGAACCAACGCCATGCTAAAGCAACGTGCGGCTGATCGTGCCAATGCGCCAAAGCCACAACCGATTGATGCTGAAACTCGTGCTCACTTACAAGACCAATTAAAATCACTAGAAGCAAAGTTTGACCCCAATTATGAATACAGCGATGATTATAGCTTCTGGAAAGAACAAAGCAACATTTCTCAACAAATCAACCGTATCAAGGCAGCGTTAGCAAGGGGTATATCCGAGAGCCGCCAGCGCAAGCTCATGGAAGCTCAGTTGTTGGAAGATCCAGTGTATCGCAGTTGGCAACGAGTGGGACAGTTATTGGTTGAAAAGAAACTGACCGAACCCGAAATTCTAGATATTTTTAAAAGAATAGAAACTGGACAAACCGCTGCTGGTGGTAATAGAACCATTGCTGGCCGAGCCAAAGATACCACAGTAAACGCTGCCAGTGCAGTAAAAAATGCAGTGACTGGTGTGCTTAACAGTATTCAAACCTCAGCGCCAGTGGCTGCTGTGGATGTTGCATATGACAAAGCCACGGATGCTTTGGCCAATCTCACAGGCGGCCAAAAGGGCGCTGCCATGGAAGCAATCAAAAAATACCGCATGCTGGCCAAAGAATATCCCAAGACAGCAGGCTTTGCCAAAGCTGCTTTGGTAGCCATTGCTGGCTTAGCCACAGGCGGTGCAGGTTTGCCCGCAATTGCTGGATTGACATACGCATTAGACTCGGCCATTCGTGGCGACAAACTGTCTAGCGTGCTTGGCAAAGGCGCAGGCGCCTCGGCCCTGGCCTGGGCTGGACAACAAGCTGCTGGCATGATTGGCAATCAGCCTGGTGCTGATAACGTTGCTGCTCCCACAGATACAGGTGCTCCTGCCACAGATGCTGTACCATCAAGATTTGATGAAATTGTGAGCAATTCTGTAGACTACAAAGTCAAGCCAGGCGACACACTATCTGATATTTTGGCAGATAGAAAAATCAATCCAGAAGCGTTTAGACGACTTCCCGGTAATGACATATTTTTTAGTCCTGATGGTAACCCTAACATATTGAAAGCAGGACAAACTATCAAACTTCCAGATCCATCTGATATTCCTGATTTGAATAGAATGAGTTATACCACTCCGGATCCTGCTAATTATGCACGGTTTGATAAAGAATACGACACCACTGGCTATACTGGTCAGTACAATCCAAACAACAGTTCATACAGCCTCGATGCCACAAACAATTTAAAACAACAAGGTATGGGTCGCTTCGGCTCTGACGGCGGCATAGCAGCCGACCGTGTGGCACAAGACGCCGTTAGCCAAGCAACCAGTCCGATACTTGACCCAAACACACCACCAGCAGCTGGGGGCGCCGAAGCTGGCGCCGGCGCTGCCGACACCGCTGGTCGCGGTGCTGCTATAGATTATTCGCAAAAAGGACCTGTGACCACTGACAGTCTAGGCCAAAAACTTGAGTACGGTATCCCAGTCAATGACAAGGGTGCATTTGTGCCACCAAACTCCAACTTGCCGGCCGAAGAGTTGGCTCGTCAACAAGCTGCATACGATGCCTGGAAATCTGACTACATGAAACGATGGCCCAATGCTGTGCAACTACCTGATGGTTCTATGCAAGGTATCAAACCAGGTCTTGCCCCTATGTTTCCAAGTGCAAAGGTCAAAGAAAATTATCTGCCAAAAAACATCTATCAAGTCAAGCCAATGCCGTTTGTTGAAATGGTAAATCAACGCAGAACCGTACACCGTTGGGCCTTGAACGAAAGTCGTGGCCAAAACATGGGGAACAGTGTGGTCTTGAGCTATCAAGGCGTGCTACATGTGATTGAGCAGACTGCTAACTATCACAATCGCTTGGTTGAATATGTAGAAACTGGCCCTGGGCGCGATGCATTGCCAAATCTCTATCGACCTGACATGTCCGATGCTCCAGCACCAGTGTCAGCCAAGCCAGGTTTGATTGGTCGTGGCCTTAATGCACTAGATCGAGGTGTTAAAAAAGTAGGTGGTGCCCTTAGCAAATTTGGACATCAGCTCACTACCAAAGTCACTGCTGACAAACTCAAAATGAATTGGCACCAAGGTGGCAAGCCCACTGACAGTGATCAATTGGCAGCATGGTTACAGACACAGGGGGTAAGCCCCGAAGTAGTTTCCAGTGTGTATGGCGAGTTAGGGTTGCCGGCTGCTGCACCAGGTGCTGATGCCAACGGCGCTGCCACTGAACCTGCTGCCGGCGCTGACGGGAAATCCAGTATGCTTGCTCCAGTCATGGATCCAAAAACTGGACGCAGACTTACACGAGCCGAACTTTCAACTCCAACCACCGCGGCAGCACCTGCACCGGCTGCTCCAGCATCCACAACCCCTAGTGCCAGTGCAGCCGCTAAACCTGTTGCAACAGCCACGCCAGCCGCAAGTGGCCCACCTGGGTTTAATGCAACCAATGTAATGAACTTGCCAGGCATGCAAGGCACAAAGAAACCTGCGGCACCTGCTAACTTTGCAGGTGGGCCCACAGGCTATAGCAAAACCACTATGAGCGTCAAGCCCGCATCTGGTGCCCCAGGAATAAAACAGCCTGCCGCGGCCGCCGCACCAACTTCAGCGCCATCACTACCTGCTGTTAAACCAGGATCAAAAGACGCCGAAATGATTCGAAACTTGCAAACGCCAGGCAAGGCATCAATTAATACTGGCGGACCAAATCCATATGCTAAAAAAGTAGCCGCTGAGTCTTTGACTTGGAGTCACAACTGGGATCCAAGTCGTAGCCTAATCAAAAAAATACGCCAAACATAAGAACTCTGGCCTTAGGACCGAGTGGGCGGCTGCTGCCTGGGTCAATGGATTCGCTACCTTGCGATCCAAAGTGAGCAAATTCATGTTGACACGCCACCACTAAAACTGTATACTTGTTTTTTTAGGAGGCTCCATGAGCAAGACATTTAACGGCGAACAAAAACTCAAACTCACCCAGATCATCAACGAAGGCATGACTGTGCTTCACGAGATTGAAACACTCAACGGTGGACTTACCGACACCATCAAGGCTGTGGCTGAAGAGTTAGAAATCAAACCTGCCATTCTCAAGAAGGCCATCAAACTGGCACACAAGGCCGAGTTTGGCAAAGAGAAGCAAGATCACGAAACCCTGGAAACTATTTTAGAAACTGTTGGTAAAACTCTATAAATATCTGCGAGTCGCTCACTTACGAGCATGTAGCAAGGCCAGTCCGGCCACAAACGGAGAACAATGAGTTATATTGACGCACTTTTTGATCGTGAACACGATCGCATTCATGTTGTAGAGCGCCGAGACGGCGTGAGAGTCTACAAAGAATACCCAGCAAATTACATTTTCTACTACGATGATCCACGTGGAAAGTTTCAAAGCATCTACGGCACACCCGTATCAAGGTTTAGTACACGCAATAACAAAGAGTTCCGCAAAGAAGTCCGCATTCAAAGCGGCAAGCAACTTTATGAGAGCGACATCAATCCCATTTTTAGATGTCTTGAAGAAAACTACAAAGACCAAAATGCGCCCGAACTACACACAGCGTTTTTTGACATTGAGGTTGCATTTGATCAAGAACGTGGTTTCAGTCCGGTGGAGGATCCGTTTAATCCTATCACCGCTATTTCAGTCTACCTTGATTGGCTTGACCAACTTGTTACCCTGGCAGTACCGCCCCGAGGTTTGAGCTGGGAAACAGCACAGGACTTGGCGAAAGACTTTGAGAACACTATCTTGTTTGCTGACGAAGCAGAAATGATCAAGACCTTCTTGGACTTAATTGATGACGCTGACATTGTGACTGGCTGGAACTCAGAAGGCTATGACATTCCCTACACTGTCAACAGATGTGTGCGAGTGCTCAGCAAAGACGACACACGTAAATTCTGCTTGTGGGGGCAACTGCCCAAGAAGCGTGTGTTTGAACGCTTTGGTGCCGAAAACGAAACCTATGATTTGATTGGTCGTGTGCATATGGACTATATGCAACTGTATCGCAAGTACACATATGAAGAACGCCACTCATACTCATTAGATGCTATTGGTGAATACGAACTGGGCGAACGCAAAACACAGTTTGAAGGAACACTGGATCAGTTGTACAATCAACACTTCAAGAAGTTTATTGAGTACAACCGCCAAGACACAATGCTTATTGCAAGATTAGATAAAAAATTGCGTTTCTTGGATCTTGCTAACGAACTTGCCCATGCCAACACTGTGTTGCTACAAACCACAATGGGTGCTGTGGCAGTGACTGAACAGGCCATTATTAACGAAGCACATGAACGTGGTATGGTTGTTCCCAACCGCAAGCAAAGACTCACAGACGAGGACACACAAGCCGCAGGTGCGTATGTTGCCTATCCTAAGAAAGGCGTGCATGAATGGATTGGAAGTGTGGACATCAATTCACTGTATCCATCAGCAATTCGTGCCATGAACATGGGTCCAGAAACCATTGTTGGACAATTACGCCCGATTATGACCAACAAGCTGATCAAAGACAACATGGCCAAAGGTGATTCATTTGCGGCTGCATGGGAAGGCTTGTTTGCATCACTGGAGTACACAGCAGTGATGGAACAGCAACGTGGTACAGAGATAACTATTGATTGGGAAAGTGGCGAGGAGTCGGTACATTCGGCCATGGAAGTCTGGCAGTTGATTTTTGATTCAAACCATCCTTGGATTCTCACTGCCAACGGCACCATTGTGACTTTTGAGAAAAAAGGTATCATACCTGGCTTGCTGGAACGTTGGTATCGTGAACGTCAGGAGATGCAGGCCAAGAAGAAAGAAACCAAGGATCCTAAAGAAATTGCGTTCTGGGACAAGCGTCAGTTGGTCAAGAAGATTAACTTGAACAGTTTGTATGGTGCTATTTTGAATCCCGGCTGTAGATTCTTTGACAAACGTATTGGTCAGTCAACCACACTAGCAGGCAGAAAAAGAAGTTGCAGAAGGACGTATGGAATGGTCAAAAGAAACTTGCATCCAACTGTATGACTCAATTGCTGATCAGGTAAACGAGAGCTTTCCAGCGTTTATGGAACAGGCATTTCATTGTCCTAGAGACATGGGATCGTTAATCAAAGCAGGTCGTGAACTGGTTGCTGACCGCAGTTTGTTTATCACCAAGAAGCGTTATGCTGTGAACATCATTGACTTGGAAGGCAAGCGACTGGACGTGGATGGCAAACCTGGTAAGACCAAAGCCATGGGCTTGGATTTGAAGCGCAGTGATACACCCAAAGTAATTCAAGATTTCTTGCTAGAAATTCTAAATAAACTACTTGCTGGTGCCGGTCGAGAAGAAATTGTAGAACGCATCCGCGAATTCAAGTATGAATTTAAAGAGCGGCCAGGCTGGGAGAAAGGGTCACCCAAGCGTGTGAACAACTTAACCAAGTATGCAGCTGAAGAGGCCAGGCAAGGCAAAGCCAACATGCCAGGGCATGTACGTGCGGCGCTAAACTGGAATCAAATGCGTAAGATGAATGGTGACAATTATTCAATGCAGATTGTTGATGGTATGAAAAC